TTCCCCCTTAGCTCAGTCGGTAGAGCGACGGACTGTTAATCCGTGTGTCGTTGGTTCAAGTCCAACAGGGGGAGCCACAGAAAACCCGGTATTCGGTTTGAATACCGGGTTTTTTCTGACTTTTTGGCATAGAATGAGAAACGCCCATTCGATAGTTTGGAACAATTTTGGAACACTTGCTGTATAAACGTGCCTTTGGGACACCGTCCGCATGTCTGCGACCGGTTATTTTTATGCCTTTTTTCTGAGCAGAACATCCGCGATACATTCAGTTGCTTTAACCTTGTTTTCCTCTATGATGTGTGCGTAGAAATTTTCGGTGGTGCTTGCGCTGGCGTGTCCTAGCTGAGCCGCCACAGTTACAATGTCCGTACCGTTGGCTAACAATACCGATGCAACCGTATGCCGGAAAGCGTGAGGGTTGATATGAGGAAGATCATGACGGCGGGAGAAGTCATAAAGCCAACCGGTGATGCCGTCCGGGTTCATATGTTCTCCGTTGTCCTGAGTGAACACATACCCTGTATCGTGCCATCTATCACCATTTGCCAACTGTAACCGGAGTTGCTCCCGTCTGTGCTTTCGCAAAAGGCTCATTGTTTCGGCTGGCAAGGAAAGATATCGTGTGTCGCTTGTTTTCGTAGTGCTCTCATATACCCCCCGACTGGGGGACACGATTAAGGCGCGGTCTATTTTTATCCGGCTGTTGTCAAAGTCCACTTTCTCCCACTTTAGCCCCATGATCTCGCCCCTTCGGCACCCGGTGACGAGCAGCAGCTGGGTAATAAGCTGCCACTTGAGGGGTTCCGTCTCAAGCGCTTTCAGTATTTCAGAAATCGTTTCTGGCTGGAAGTAGTTCGGAACTTTCTTTGCAGCTTTCGGCGGTGTGGCCTTCGTAGCAGCGTTATACGGTACAAGCATTTCTTTTTCTGCCTGGGCTAGTACAATGGAAATGAGGCGGTGGTAGGCCAGTACGGTTCTTTCCGCAAGTGGCTGCATGTCATGCTCTACGGTGAACACCTCGTTCAGCGTCTTCCCCATAGCTTGTGCAATGGCTTTTGCTTTTACTTCCTGGATGGGTTTCCCTTGTGCGGCAGTGCTGACGGTGGAGGCTGATACCCCCGCAGTTTTCGCAATACCTGCACGGCTTTTCTTGTTTGCTTTTAACCATGCCGCAAGATCAATGCGGGGCGCTGCGATGTTGACAGTGTCACGTATGCCGGGCTCGGACAAATTCTTGTAGAAACTATTTAGATGCTGCGGACGAATATCTGCCAGCTTCATATGCCCGATTGCCGGGTTGATCCTTTGCATCAGCTCTTTGTAACGGTCAAGGGTTTTGGCCTTTGTCCCGCCGCGCTCTTTCAAATCCAGTACATATTCCGCATATTCCGCGAAGGTTTGCCGGTTATCCAGGGCGTATCCCTGTTCAATACTGCGCTCGAAGTCCGCCGCCGCCCGTTGGGCGGCTTTTTCTGTCTGGCGTGCTGTCATGCCGTCAGGAGGTTTCCACGTCTTCTTGTGGGTGATACGCTTCCCGGTGATATCAAAGCCGCCGGAGACAATAAAGCGGTATGTCAAGCCGCGTTTCCCCTCAATGCGTTCAATGTGTGCCATTATTTCACCTGCCCATCTGCAGCCGTGTATTTGTCCACGAGATACTTTTCAATCGCCCGCGCTATTCTAATGCTTTTATGTTCGATGAACTCCGAAATGCGGATACTCGTGTACCCGTGATCGGCCAGGGCATCGTCTAAGCTTTCCCCAGAAAAATTGGGGTCATAGTTTTGAAGACGTTCCGCATAGTAGCGCAGTAAAATATATTCCCGGACAAACGTTTCTTTCCCAGCGTAAACAGCGTCTAGAATGTCATTCAGAAAGTCAAGGTACGGTTGTTCACCGTTGATCGTTATTGTACCGTCTTCGGCAGTCTCTAAAACATCATGAAACAATGCATTTTCCACCATCCGGTGAAGTGTCGAGACATTGTCCTCAGATAACCCGGTGTATTCAATCACGGCCTGCGCGGTCGTGTCCGGTGTTTTGACGTCCGATATGCCGAGCAGAAAGTCAGATGAAACCCCATAGTGCTTTGCCAATGTCGCAATCTTATCGTAACCGACTGACCTGACTTTATCGTCATCTTCAAGGTCTTTAATCATGGACGGGGAAATCCATGTTGCAGAATACACCTCGTCCATACTCTGACTCCCATGCTGGTTCAGAACGGTTCTTGCATACTTGAATCTCCCGCCACGAGTTAATGTGTGCATATGTATCCCTCCAAATATGGAAAAAGTATCCGATAACATTCCATAAAATACTTTCTTTGGAATAACAGCGAGTTAAGGGTTGCGCCACTTGAGAAAATGTAATATACTGAGAATGGAACAAGAACAGCAGCCATTCCAAAATTAGAATACCATGCGGTGGGGTTGTTGTCAAGCATTTTTTGAGGAGGGACAGTATGGAGAACGTAAAAATTCGAGATGCGGCAAAGCAGGCGGGCGTGTACCTTTGGGAAGTCGCGGAGCGCTGGGGCTGCAATGACGGGAACTTCTCCCGCAAATTGCGGCGGGAACTGCCAGCAGCTGAGCAGGAGAAAATCATTGCCATCATCGAGGAGGTGGCGCGGGAGAAAAAGGAGGCGGTCTAATGCGGGACGTTCTGACCATCCGCGAAGCCGTCCAGCGCTCCAAAGATGAGGGCGTGCCGGTTTCCGAGTACACATTGCGTCGTTGGGTCAAGATCGGAGCCATTCCGACCCGGCAGGCTGGAACGAAGACGTTGATCTACTTCCCGCGCCTGGTGGAGTTTCTGACCTGCGCGGACGGCGGCGACAACGCCCCCGCCACCCTGGGGGAATCTCCCGGGATTCGCCGGGTTGACGAGCGGAGGTGACAGCATGCCTGTCTTGAGACAACGGCACGCCCGAAACTTTACCACGCTGCCAAATGAGCTACTGCAAGACCCCCGGCTTACCTGCGGGGATTTGGGGCTGCTGGTTCAGATGCTGTCACGACCTGAAAACTGGGACTTCTCCACCTCAAGCCTGGCCGCGCTATATGCAGGCCGGGCAGGGAAGGAAAGCCTTGCCAGAAGCGTGAAGCGGCTTAAAGAGCTGGGGTATTTGACCATTGAACGCAAGCGAACATCTGGCGGGAAGTTGGGTTCGGCGGTCTGGACTGTCTTTGACGAACCACAACCCGGAAAGCCGGAATGTGGCTCACCACAACCCGGAAAACCAGAATCTGGTTTTCCGCCTCCATATAAAGTACAGAGTAAACAAAATCTCCAATCCCCCTTACAGGGGGGATTGGAGAGAGAACCGGAGTTTTTTCTTGACCCGGAAACGGGGGAATGGCAAAGGAGGGAAACAGCGTGAGCGGCAACGAAAGCTACTTAGCCGGGGCGATTCTGATTGACGGGGCAAACGTCCTCCCGGTGGTTCGGGGACTGGTCAAGCCGGAGGACTTCCAGGTTGAAGCGTACCGGGCGGTATTCACCGCCGCCGCTTCCTTGGCGGCGGACGGTGAACCGGTAGACCCCTGCTCTATCAAGGCCAGAGCGAAGCGGCAGGGCGTGGAGCTGTCAAACCAACTTCTCACGGAACTGATGGAGGTCGTACCGACCTGCACCAATGCGGCGGACTACGCCCACCGTGTGGCGGAGGACGCGCGTGTACGGCGAATCAAGGAGTTGGCTACCCGGATTCAGGAGGACAGCGTTTCCGGTGCTGACGAGTTGCTGGCGACACTACAGCGGGAAGCCGAGGACATCCGGGGCAGTAGCTACCGGCGGGGGCTGCTCAGCCCCGCTGACACCCTCCACCGGTTCAATGATCTAGTCGTCGAAGCAGGGGAAGGGCGGGACAATTTTGTCCCCTCAGGCTTTCCCCGCCTTGACGAGATTCTGGGCGGCGGTTTCATCCGGTCTGGACTGTACATTTTGGGGGCGCGTCCGGCAATGGGCAAGTCCACCTTCGCCGTCAATCTGGCGGACAATATCGCCGGAAACGTCTTGCTGGTCAGTCTGGAAATGTCACCTGAACAATTGACGGCGAAGCGTGTTGCCCGTCTGACAGGGATACCCGCCGGAAAACTGCTGCGCGGTGCCGTGACTGACGAGGACTGGCAGAAAATCGCCCTCGCCAATTCGGCACTCTCAGAACAGGGCGTCTTCATCAACGCCCGCTATGGCCTGACCGTGCCGCAAATCCAGCTTCTGGCGCAGACTGTGCCAGAGCTGCGGGCGGTGATCATTGACTATTTGGGATTGATCCAGCCCGCCACCCGGGGCGGAAACACCTATGAAACCGTCACCGCCATCAGCCGGGAGCTGAAGCTGCTTGCCATCTCCTTGAACGTCCCGGTAATCTGTTTGTGCCAGCTGTCCCGGTCGGTCGAGAGCCGGGAGGATAAACGCCCCCGGCTGTCAGACCTGCGGGATTCGGGAGCCATTGAGCAGGACGCTGATGCTGTGCTGTTCCTCTGGCGCGATGGCCGGAACGAGACTCCCCCCACCGACGGGAATCCGCTGCTTGCGCAGCTGGACGTGGCCAAGAACCGCCACGGCTCGACCGGCGAAACACAGTTTTCTTTCTGGATGAGGACAAGCACGTTCAAAGAAATTTTATAATTGCCAGAGCCAAGAGCCAGAGCAGCCCGCTTCACGGGGGCTTAGGCTCATTGCCTAGCCCCCCACATCAGGAGGTTAGGCAATGAGCAAATGGGAAAAATACGAGGAAGAGAAGAAAAAGCTTAAGAAAATGGGGCTTTCTCATTCTGAATATGAG